GTTGATTTTCCCGACCGCCAATACCACATGGGTGTATGACGCGGCGACGGGTTCATGGCACGAACGAGCGGCGCTCTTTAACGGTGAATTCCGTCGGCATCGCTCAAACTGTCACGCGGCGTTTAACAACGATCCGACCGTCGGCGACTTCGAGAACGGCAACATCTATCAGTTCAAACTGGATGTTTACACCGATGCGAACGAGGAGCAAAAGTGGCTTCGTCGCTGGCGTGCGCTACCGACCGGACAGAACGATCTCAACCGCACTATCCATCACCAATTGCAGTTGGACTGCCAGACAGGCGTAGGCTTGTCCGAAGGGTTGTTTGATGTGCTGTCCACCAACAACGCATTGGAGTTGTGGACGGAGCAAGCGATTTCGCCGAACACGGTGCCGGGGCCGCTCTTTGCCTTTGTGGGTAACGATGTCGGCACGGAACCGCAAGTCATGCTGCGCTGGTCGGATGACGGCGGCCATACGTGGAGCGATGAATACTGGCGCAACATGGGGCCGATTGGCGCGACCTATACCCGCGTTATCTGGCGGCGTCTCGGCGCGACGATGAAGTCGCGTGACCGCGTATACGAAGTATCGGGCACTGATCCGGTCATTGTGGCGATCATGGGAGCGGAACTGGATATCAGTCCGACGACCGCATGACGAGCAACACGACCAACATTCCAGCCCCACGCGTACCGTTCATCGACGAGCGGACAGGGCTGATTTCCCGTGAGTGGTTTCGGTATCTCAACAACGTCTTTGTGTTGACGGGCGGCGGTACGACTCAGATTACGACCGCTGACCTTGAGTTGACGCCTGCGCTTGCGGCAACGATGGAAGATACGGTGCCGGTGCTGGAGTCAGAGATACAGGCGCTCAAGATTGCGCCTCCGCCGGAGCAAAAAGTATTTGCCGATTACGCGATGGTGTACAACACCACGACATTTACCCCGGCTGCAATTAATACGGCGTATGCGGTGACGTTTAACACAACCGCTTATGCTCGCGGCATCCGCGTCGGGTCGCCGACTTCGCGCATCTTGTGCAATCGTCCAGGCATTTATAACTTTATTTTTTCTGCTCAGATTGACAAAACGTCGGGCGGCACAGCCAACATTTGGATGTGGGGTCGCAAAAACGGCACCGATATTGCGCAATCAGCGTCACGGTCACAAATTCAGGGTAACAACGCTGAGTTGATTATGACCGTTAACTTTTTTGTTGAAATGTCCAACGGCGACTACTTTGAGTTGATGTATGCCGTGGATGACGTGTCAGTTATTATTTTGGCTGAAGCGGCGACGGCATTTGCCCCGGCAGTGCCCTCAGTCATCCTTACCGTGAGTCAGGTGAACTTATGAGCGTGTTTCTTTCTCCGCTGGCCGGTGCTGGCGCACAGTTTTTTAACGCCGCAGGCAACCCGCTGGCAGGCGGTAAAATCTTTACGTATACCGCTGGCACGACGACGCCAGAGGCGACCTACACCAGCATTAGCGGTTCTACGCCGAACACCAATCCAATCATCCTTGACGCAGAAGGCCGCGTCCCGAATGAGATTTGGTTGACCCAATCGGTCAGTTACAAGCTCGTACTGACGACCGCTGCGAACGTGCAAATTGGTGCATATGACGATATCTCTGGCATCAATGACCTGACGATTTCGGGTATCGCGTGGTCAAACGTATCGGGCACCCCAACGACGCTGGCGGGCTATGGCATCACCGACGCACTGTCCTCGGCGACGGCGGCCTCGACGTATGCTCCGATTGCCAGCCCGACCTTTACCGGCACGGCGCTGATCCCTGACAATGCACCGAGCAACACGAACTATCCGGTCGGCTATCGCGAAGCGCCGCTTAACAGCAAGACGGGTAACTACACCCTGATTGCCTCGGACGCCGGTAAGACGATTACCATGAACGGCACCAGCTTGACGCTGACCATTCCGGCTAACGCGTCAGTTCCGTTTGCAACCGGCACGGTATTTATTGCTATCAACGTCAATAGCTCGCCGCTATCCATCGCCATTACGTCGGATACCCTGACGCTCGTGAACAGCACGACGACCGGCACCCGCACGTTGGCTCAAAACGGCGTAGCGACCTGTATCAAAATCGGCGCGACCTCGTGGCTGATTAGCGGAGCGGGTTTGACCTAATGAGCGGCGCAATCTTAGCGGGATTCATCATAGGCACGACCGGCGGGGCCGGAGCGGGCGTCTATGACTATTCCGAACCGGGATCAGGCGTTCAAGTTATTCCGTCCGGTGCGCTAGGAGTCACTATTGAAGTTTGGGGCGCGGGTGGCGGTGGTGGCTACGGGTATCTCGGCGAGATCGCACCGGGAGAGCCAGAGATTTTCCCCGGTGGTGGCGGTGGTGCCGGTGGCTACAGCAAGACTATTTTGGTGCTGACTGCGCCAGATAGCGGCAAAACAATCAATTACATTGTAGGATCAGGCGGGCAGGGCGGTACTGGGTTCTCGCCAAACGGTCAACCTGGGACGTTCTCTAACGTGTCGAGCGGCACGTCAGGCACGCCGTATACGATTACGACCATGACGGGCTTTCCGGGCAACGGCGGCGATTCCGGGCAGTTTGCCCAACAGGGCGCTGGCGGTGTGGCAACGGGCGGCAACACGACCAATACGACGGGTGCCGGTGGGGCGCTCTTTACGCAAGCTGGAGCGACAGGAACGGCTGGCGTTGGTGGCCTAACGGCAGGCGCGGGTGGTAACGGCGGTGCATTTTTCGACGGCGATGCGGGTCTTAATGGCCGCGTGCGCATGGTCTTTACATTCTAAGGTGACACATGGCAGTTAGCGTCAAAGTGCTGATTCCGGCAAAAATTGCCGAAAACAGTCAAACAACCCAATACACGGCCACGAACGTGTCCGCCATCATTGATAAGTTTACGGCGACTAACTACGACACGTCGGCCCGGACCCTATCGGTCAACCTCGTGACCCAGTTTGACAACGCCGGAAACCAGAACCTGATCGTTAAGACCAAGACCCTGCTTCCCTCGGAAACGTACACGTTCCCGGAGATTGTGGGCCATGTGCTAGCCCCGGGCGGGTCAATCTCCACGATTGCCTCGGCAGCCTCGGCGGTCAATATCCGCTGCTCGGGTCGGGAGATTTCGTGACCGTCCGCCGCGCCACTGCTGAAGACTTAGACCAGTATTTGAGGCTGGGGGCTGCATTTCATAATGCGACCCCAGTGCATAACGCCATGCCCTTCGATTATGAGGGGTTTACTAATTTTTATTTAACGGCTGTAAGTAACCCAGCCATGGGCGTTTGGATCGCTGAAAAGGATAACTGGGCTGTCGGCGTTGCAGGCGCATTGTGTTATCCAATGTACTTCAGTCCGTCACATCGGGTCGTGCAGGAAATCTGGTGGTATTTGACCCCGGAAGCCCGAGGCACGGGCGTAGGCAAACAAATGTATGATGCGATAGAGTCTTGGGCAAAAGAACAAGGTGCGACCGCCTTGTTTATGATAGCTCTTGAAGACGAACGGTCGCGTGGAATGGAAAAGTTATATTCGCGCCAAGGCTTTAAGCCGATGGAGCGGACGTTCTTCAAAGAGGTTGCGTAAATGGCTATCGGCACAGCAGCAGCAATTTTGGGTAGCGCCGTTATTGGAGGCGCAGTCGCCTCCCGTGGCGCAAGCAAAGCCGCAAAAGCACAACAGCAGGCTGCGGAAACAGCATCCCGTACAGAGCAGCAAATGCTTGAACGGCAGTTGGCAGAAACTGCGCCGTTTCGGCAGATGTCGCTGGAACAGCTTAATCGCCTTTCTGCTCTTTATGGCCCGGAAGGCGCTTATGCCCGCGCCCCAAGTGTTGATGAAATCCAAATGGACCCAGGATATGGGTTCCGGCTTGCTGAGGGTCAAAAAGCGATTGAGCGATCCGCAGCCGCTCGTGGCGGTTTGTTGTCTGGCCGCACACTTATGGGAACGCAACGCTTCGGCCAAGAACTTGCTTCGCAAGAATTCCAGAATGCGTTTGCCCGCGCTCGACAACAGCGTGCAGACGTAACGAATGCGCTTCTTGGCATCGGCGGTTATGGACCGGCGCTTGCGACCTCTGCGGCGGGTTCAATCGGTCAAACGGGAAGCAATCTCGCAAACTTGCAAATGGGCGCAGGGCAGGCTCGTGCATCGGGATATTTAGGCCAAGCAAATGCGTTGGCGCAGGCGCTTGGCCAAGGCGCTATGGGTTATGGAATGTATAAGGGCGGATATTTTGGCCCAACAGATGCAGCCCCAGGCGGCGGATCAAACTTGGGAACTTTGCCGCCGTCATACATGCGCGGCTATAACGTATAGGTGCGATATGGCAGTTATCGGCGCAACCCAACTTGAGCCTGTCAATATCCTTGGATCGTATGTCCAAGGGCTTGAAGGCGGTCGTGTCGCTCGAGCGCAGCGTTTGCAAGAAGCGGCTGCACTTGCACAAGCGCAACGCGAAGCAGAACTTCGCAACTATCTTTCAAGCGCAGATTTAAGCAAACCTGAAGCGCAAAACGAATTGTTACGTTTTGGAAAATCTGGTGCAGAAATTGCCAAAAGCATTGGCGAAATGGGCACTCAAGCATTGACGCGTGAAAAAACGCAGTTAGAGATTGATGCAGAAAAACGTAAAGTGGCGAAAGCGCAACTTGAATCAATGATTGGATTGTTGCGCGGCGCAGTAGATGAACCGTCATACCAAGAGCGTCTTGCGATTGCGGCACAGCAAGGATTTGACTTGACGAATGTTCCGCAGCAATACAACAAGGCGTGGATTGATTCACAACTTGGCGTTCTATTGCCTATTAAAGAGCAACTTGAACAAGAAGAACGTGTGATTCAGCGCGGCTTCAAAAGGCGTGAAATTGGCGTATCGGAAGCAAATGTTGGGCTGCGTCGTCGCGAAGCCGAACTTTCAGAGCGTAAATTTGAACGCGAAGGCGACTTGGATTTTCAAGCCCGCACAGAACAATTCAAAGCCGCTGGTAAATTCAAAGGCGAGGCGCTTGCGAGGGCTGAAGCCGATCTGCCGGGGGCTGTGTCTCGTGCTGATACCGCAATTGACCTTATTGACCAAATGGTTGGCAAAAAGGGCGGAGAAGGCGAGGCAGCAAAACCGCATCCGGGTTTCAAAGGCGCGGTTGGCGCGGGCGTTGGTACTCGATTTATTCCAGGCACGGACGCTGCGGGCTTCCAAGCTTTGTACGACCAAGTTACTGGTGGCGCATTCTTGCAAGCGTATGAAACGCTCAAGGGCACTGGTCAAATCACGGAAGTTGAAGGTAAAAAAGCAACCGCTGCGATTACTCGCATGAACTTGGCGCAGAGTGAGTCGGAGTTTATTAAGGCAGCGCGTGAGTTCCAAGACGCCATTCGTAGCGGCGTGCAGCGTGCGCGAAGCAAGGCAGGAGCGCCTGCTGCGCCGCGTGGAACGACACGCACGACTGCTTCGGGTACTTCATACACCATTGAGGATTGATGACGTGCCTACTTACGTCATTGAAGGCAAGCGCGTTAAAGCCGATAAGCCGCTAACTGACAGCGAAATAGACGAAATTGCATCGTCAATTCGTGCGCCTGCCCCGGCTGCGCCTGCCGCTGCTCCTGCACCAATGGCGGAGATTCCCGTTCGCCGTGGCCCATCACTAGCCGACATTGGTGATCGTGCAACGGGTTTCCGTCCTCAAGTTGAGGCAACTGGCATGACTCCAGAACAGCGGCAAGCCGCAGTTGCTGGGATGATTCCGTATGCCGTAGGCGCGGCTGCGGGTCCGGTTGCTGGCGCACTGATCCGTGGCGCGGGCGTTGTAGCCCCTGCCGTATCGCGTGTTACTGCTCCGCTGGCGGAAGCGGTTACAACGTCAGGCTTCCGCACCGGACTTCCTGCTGCGGCCCCTGCCGCTCAACGGGTAGCTTTGCGTGCTGCGGGCGGCGCGATCCCCGGCGCAATCACTGGCGCAGTCGTGTCCCCTGAAGAGGCGGCCACTGGTGCAGCCGTTGGTACGGGTATTGCGCTATTAGCTCCGCCAGTTGCCAAGATTGTG